GTCTGCACTATGGCTTCTTCCCTCACATAGTGAGGTAGGATCTTTGCGAACCCTGCGGTGCAGCGTGGGGTGCTTTGGGGGCGACCGTCTGCACAATGGCACGTCCTCACTCCTTGAGAGGTCCATGTTCGGCGAAGTCTGTGGTGCAGCACAGATTAGCATTCCCCCCCGGGGACACAGGGTGGGGAGACACAACGCGTCATCGTTGTTAAAAATTGACGAGGCTTTTCTTTGGTTTACCTCCCCGTTCGGAAATTTAAAACCATAGGATGTTATGTGGACTTCATCCCCCCCCTACCTATAGGAAAAATAGGACTCTGATGTGTGAAGCATCAAAATGGGCTTGCCCACATGACTGACAACCATATGTACCGATCAAGTGCCAGACCAGTGCGCGCTACCAGTATGTCCCGTTCCCGCCCGCCCCTAACCGGCCCTGCCGACTGGGTGAGCGTTTCCGACGGAAAAACATCTAGGACTGAGCGTACTGGCCCCCGGAGTCACCCGGGCCCCTTGTTGCAAAATACGATGTTTATTGCCTCTGAAAACCATGATAGCTCGGTCATGGATTTTAAAAGTTTAGAGCCGGAAACCCGCCCTCGGCCCGTTTTCCCAGATCTAGGTTTGGCGTCTGAGTTTCCTTCGGATCCTCCCGCTGAACCTGCCCTGCCGCCGTCACCTATGGTGACTACTTCAAACCGGACGATTCCTCCAGTGACCTTTGGAATCCCCAGCTTAAACCACCCGTATCGCAAAACGTTGAATGTCCACCACAACGTTACCCTCGTAGAGTCTAGTTCAGACTCAAATCATCCATGGAGTGTGCTGTGTAAGAAACTTGCTGTCTATTTTGTCATTAGACAGCTACACGGACACATTCCTAAACGTGACAACAAAATCTACATAGCGGACATTGGTTCTAGCATTGTGTATCACATGTGCTTAGGACCCGTTGTGTGGTATTCTTTAAACCCCGTCACCGTGCCTGGTGACGGGCATAGGAGTTTGACACGCTCCTCCACCGCCTCATCACTACCATATAACCCCACTCCTGCTTACCACGCCGCCCTTTACGTCGACGTCTATCCACCGTCCAAACGCGACATAGCTAAGCATTTTTCAACCATGTGTAACGTGGTTTATTTCATCGCTCGCATACATCGCGGAGAACACTACGCCGACATAGAACAAGTCGGTTTCTGTCGCGATAATGTGTGGTATTGCACAGAAAACGTTGACAACCACACCTTAGCCTTCGCTTGGCAGCACCCCTCGTTGGAATGGTTACTCCACGGTTTCGAATATGGTGGGAGAAAGTACGAAACCAATATATTGCGTACCGTCGGAATGTTCCATGTGCTGAGTGTTACAAGAGGCACACCCAGACGGTTGGTTTTGAATCCACCGCCATTGGCAGTTTGGCACTTTCCGTGGAAATGGACGTCACCGACGACGTGGATAGCAAACCGGAAAGTCTATTATCACGTGGAAACGGCCAACGCCTTGATAGGTGCTTACGCATTCCGTCAACAAAGCGGCTTTGTTTTCGACGCCATAGCCAACGCCGTGGAGACGAAATTTTCTCAAACGCCTGAGTTGTGTAACTTGCGCCGCGTGATGCCCGACGCTTACCAGCTGTATGTGACTGGCACAGTATTTTACGTCTTATATGCACAACGCGAGCAAACTGCGAGACAGATGGAATTAGGCGTAACGTCTTTTATGCGCGCCGACGACACCGTAGCATCGCTGCGTTCTCGCCATAGCCAGCTTCGCAAATATGAGGACCGCCATGTCGGACTGTCTTGGTGCAAGTGGATCATGGCAGTGGGAATGTTTGTGGCTATCGTTTTCTCAAGCGCGTGGTTGTGGACGCTGAGACACACTTCACAATTAGCCGCCGGCTCAACACATGCCAGAATTTGGCCGAAACGACCCGTTCTGAGCTTTTTGAGTGAGACAGTGTTGTTGGCTAGTGGGCCCCTTTATTTGGTGGTCCCGCTCTATGAATTCTTCTGTTCAAGACTTTCCGTGGCGTCCGCTGCCATCCACGTGTTTTCGTACGTGTTTGTGTGGTTGTCACGCGACCTGGAACCTGAATTGTATTGGCCTGCACTCGTCAGCATGGTAGGGTTACATTACATTTATAACCATGAAGTGTCGCGCCTCATAGAGAGACAACGTGAAATTGATTGTTTAGACCTGGATATCGCCATTCTTGCCGCAAAGCGTGAACAATCGACATTTGAAGCTCCGCCACCACCGCCGATACCGTCGAGCTCGCTTTTTTCTGCTGCCATGCGCTGGCTGCCTTTCGAGTTGATGGCCCGCATCGATTCATACAACACGCATTGCCCCGAATACGACCACTTCCGCGCCTGTCGCCTTCACGCCGAGCAGTATGAATGTCCGTCAATGGGAATGGTCGAATATTTGCCGCTCAATGAAGGTGTACCAGCAACTGTGAGCCAACATTCGTTGAATGTCCCGATAGAAGGTAGTTTGAAGTTGACGGAAGGTAAGCGGCCGACTGATTTAGCCACGGTTGAGAAACTCCTACCTCGCTCTACACCCCACGATCCGTTGCACAGCATTTATCCAGTCTTGATCACCAGCGGACTTTTGCATTTACCTGCACGATGTGAGCGCAACTTTTTCGTCGCATTGGTCCACCGGCAACTTAAGCCGACTGCTCTCGAAGAATATGAAGAAGAAAGTTGGCGTCCGGGCTGGAGAACGATCCAAGAACACTTTCTCCACATGCCTCTGGAAATCACCGCCGAAGAATATATGGCCGGTTCTGCGAAAAGAGCCTTGTATGAAGCAGCTGTAGAGGAAGTTAGACGTTCTGGCAATCATCTCAACGTGCGCCGCGTAATGTTGAAAAGCAACGAAACGTTAGGCTTTGGCAAAAAACCCCGCGCAATAAATGCTTTGTCTGTATTCTCGACACCATTTTGTGCGGCCGTTGTAGAAACGATGGCGCGTTATTGCAAGCGAGTGATGGATGGAAATTCGCCCCAACCGAAACGCAATGGAGACCTCGGCAGTTATATTCTGTATTATGCTTCTAGCCGACAAATGTCACATGTGTCGGAAACGGTGTGGAGAAACACTCAAGCGAGCGATCTAAATCAGACGTTCATAGCCGCAGCCGGAGACGACCTACTTGTTTGGCAAGGCAACCATGGCTACGAAGCTGACGCAACAGCCTTCGACCAGTCACAACAGCCTGGTGCTTTGTTAGGGATGGCCGCGTTGTTGCGTCGTTTGGCTATTCCCGAAGAGATATTGGACTTTTTCATACACCACTGTCGGTCGCCAATGATGATACAGACGAAACGATTCAAAGGAGTTGCGCGCAGCTTGTCAACCCAACTGCCCACGGGAATCATGTTCACAACGTTGTCTAATACTTTGGTGATGCTGGCGGCGGCGACTGTGATTTTCGCTGATAAGTCGGCACCTATAGCCAGTTGTGAAGCAACAGCGCGCCGGCTGGGACTCACGCTGAAAATTAAGCGATCGACAGACGTGACCGATCTGACCTTTCTCAAAAGCTGGTTTCCCGGACCGTGTGAATGTTATCCATTACCCTCTCTGATAGTGAAACTTGGAAAGCTGCTTGAACCGCCGACGGTCGTGGCTCGCAAGAGTGGTCTTCGCAATCTGACTTCGCAGCAAGCTATTGACGTCTTCGCATACGCTTTCTCTACGGCGTTGCCGGATATAGCGCCAGACTATCCACTGCTTAGCACGTATATCACGACGTTAGCAAGGTTGGGCGTCAGCAAGCGGTATGTTCCCGACTTGCAGTTTCGAGAAGGTTATAACGACATCTATGTGACGCGAGGCAACCAACCGCGACCGGACACGCGAGATCGCGTGCTTTTGATGATGGAACGTCGTTACCGGATATCGCGCGTTAGTGTGGAAGAAGTCGAACGTTTGTTGTCGTCAGTGACACGCTTGCCAGCTTTCGTGGTCCATCCCTTGTTCGATCGGTTGATTGCTGTAGACTATGGGTGAGCCGTTCTTCGTTCGCTTGAGCATG